CTATTTGGAAAACTTGCTCTTCCTTAGAGAAAGCTCCATGTCAGTGCCATTAATGATATCGAACCGAATATACAAGTTCCAATAATATTCCTTTCTTTCTACTAGAATATTGCCTTTTTTAGCATCCTCTTGTTCGTCTCTTGGAACATATCCAATCTGTCTCCATTCAGCGGTTCTATTATTGGGACATTTTGCCATAACCTTTATTGCGTTAGCGTCGTGCTCATTCGTTGGTTCCGGTTCAAGTTTACAAGGAAGTCTGAATGAAAACTTGTTATCAAAAAAATGTCCATCATCCATTAAATCCTTAACAAGAAGCATAATATCTACTTTGTGCAAACCTTGCCCAGTTATATGAATGTCTAAATTAAAATTATGATTCATATTTTTGTTCTCTACTACATTTACATTGCCTTTGACTTCTGAGCTTTTTAAAAAATTGAATAATCCCATAATTTTCATCCCCCTTACTGTTTTATTTCTTTATAAATTCCCTTTAATAATCCGAGAATCAAGTAATTATTAGTAATTATCGGAGAATACTTTGAATTACAAGGTTGCAGGATTGTAACATCTTTTGAAAAATATATTTTTTTCAATGTTGCTTCATTATCTTCGGTTAGTAAAACGGCTACGATTTGACCGTTTTGAGCAGTGCTTTGTTTTTTAAAGAAAGCAATATCGCCGTCGTGAATATTAGCTTCAACCATGCTATCCCCTTTAACACGTAAAGCAAAATCAGCTTTGAAATGTTCATCAATAGAAATATAGTCTTCATAATTTTCTTCACACCATATCCCATTGCCCGCACATATTGTTCCGATTACAGGAATATTAATTATCTTTTTTATAGAGATAAGATTCTCTATTGATGATAAGTCCATTAGCTTTTCAGGAGTTGTTCCAAGTGCTTTGGCAAAAGCAATTATTTTTGATTGGGTTAAATCGACCGAACCGGATTCAATTTTTGCAATAGAGCTTCTATCGTTATATCCTACTTTTTTTGCTAATTCTTCTTGGCTCATTCCCTGCATGGTTCTTAATCTTTTTATGTTGTCGTACAAATTCATAAATGATCTCCTGCGATCAAATAATAACGTCATAGTGAACTTAATTCAAATAATTTTAAATAAATTAAAAAAATGTTGACTTTAATTCACAAAACGAATAGATTGTAAGTGTGAATTGAATTCACTTATAGAAAGGAGATTACATGACAAATACTTTACAACTCGAAACAGAAATTCGAAGAAACGGATATACAAAGAAAGAAGTTGCCTCCTATTTGGGTCTATCTGAACAAGGATTTTTGCTTAAGTTAAACAATAAAAATGAGTTTAAAGCAAGCGAAATCGAAAAGCTTTGTCATCTTTTGAAACTTAAAGATAAGAATATTTTTTTCTCAAAAACAGTGAATTAAATTCACACAAGAAAGGAGGAATCATGATCAGATCAAAGCGGTCAAGAGAAGAATGCCTGGCACTCCCGTATCTCAGAAAAACTGAAATTGCGACTCTGCTGCAAGTTTCTCAGGAAACCGCATACAGGATCTACGCAGCAGCAGACAAGCTGGATCAGAAGATGGAGTTCAGGGTGGAACCTACAAAGGTCAGAATGCAATCTGTCATGAAGGTTACAGAAATGAACTACAACCTGCTGGCAAAGCAAATTAAAAGCGCCCCACCGGGTAAATAGAAAGGAGAGATCAATGTATTCTTGATGATCAAGCTTAAGGAGTTTCGCAGCAAGCAGCATCTCACGCCCTTAGAAATGGCTGAGCAGCTGAGTATCTCTTTATCTCAGTATTACAAGCTGGAAGAGGGATATAAAAAACCAAGCTATGAGCTGATGGAAAGGTTTGCAAAGTCATTTCCAAAAGCGAACATGCGCCTGGTCTTCTTCGATACAGAGTGACCTATCTGTTAGAGCAGACGGATCACCTGTCGGCATTTATTTACTTCACATGAGTTGCAGTGCATATGGCCACTATCACGAAACTGTCTCTAAACAGCTCTTCTATAACTCATTCAGCAACTTAGGCGGTGCCGTTCCGCGAGATGGAATCTGCCTGTAGCAAGCTGATGCTTACACCAGTGGAAAATCCCATTTTAACGTGTGGTATCACGGGTTCACCGGCGTAAGCAGTGAAGAACGGGCAGGATCAAAAGTTTTTCTGACACATTTACCTCCTGATTCTGCCTTATTCAGGTAACTAAATTCTATCACTGTTTAGCACTGATAGAGATAAACAAAAAGCGCTTTCCAAGCCGAAGGAACAAGCGCTCAAGATGGCTCACCAAAGCCATCTCCATTTTAGCAAACTAAATACCAAAAAGCCAAATTTTGCAGAAAAGGAGATTTATGAAAATTGACGAAATCATCGTAAAAGACAGGATCCGAAAGGATACCGGCGGAATGATGGAGCTGATCAATGACATCAAAGCGAACGGCCTCATCAATCCTGTGACGATCAACACGGATCATGTCCTTCTCGCTGGCTATCGCAGACTGACCGCATGCAAGGCGTTAGGAATGGAAGACATTCCAGTGCACATGGTATCGACTGAGAGCGAAGAACAGGACCTGAAAATTGAGATCAGCGAAAACGAGAACCGGAAAGAGTTCACCATGACGGAACGGCTTGACTACGCGCGGCGCCTGCAGCGGATTGAATCCATCAAAGCAGAACAGAGAAAGCAATCAGGACAGTTTGGAACGGATGTGCCGAAATCAGCACCACCGGAGGAACAAGGGAAAACCCGTGACAAAGTAGCTGCTTCTATTGGCATTGGCCACGACACTCTCCGCAAGGCTCAAGAAATTGCTGAGAACAAAGATAAGTTTGACCCGGAAGAATTCAAGGACTGGGATGACGGGAAGCTCAGCACGAACAAACTGTACACGCAGCTCAAGCAGCAGAAATCAGCGCTTTCAAAAGAAAACCAAATGCTGAAAGAAGACCACCATAGGCTCGAACAGCAAAACTCAAAGCTGAAGCATGAGCTTGAGCGTCAGCCGGTGAAGGAAGTAGTCCAGACCGTAGAGAAGCTGGTAACTCCGGATGACTACGAATTCCTGAAGAAAGATAATGTCCGTCTCTACAACGAGAATAAAAAGTACATCGAAGAAGCTCAGGAGTGGGAACGGAAGTACAAGGAATCCGGTAGAATCACGCCGACACTGGATGAGAAAGCAAAAAAAGATATGGACTGGCTGACCATCGGAATTCAGGAATTCCTGAGGACATACGGCGGCAAAGCCTGGGGGCTCGACCGGCGAGAATCAATCGACCAGTACCACACAGAAGATCTGGCTGCACAGGCTAAAAATCTTCTTGCATTTGCACAGAACCTTTACAGCATCGTTACCGATGCAGGAGAAAAATCATAATGACACAGATGAATCAGCTCCAGCAATCCGGAATGGACCAGCTGCAGAATATCGTCAATCAGACAGCGATTAATACTCGCTCAATCTCTCAGCAGTTAGGAATCATTGCTTCCGCAGTAACAGACTTGAAAGCACATGCCGATCAGACCGATCAGAAGATTGAAGACATGGGGAATCGGATGACCGGATGGGAAGAGCGCGAGCGGATCAACCGTGCACAGCAGAGGCGAATGAAGCATGCAGTAGTCGAGAGAGTCAACCGCATTCTTGGAATCAAGGTAGTAAACGGAGTAGTAGCGAAGGAATCGCTGAAGATTGCAAAGACATACCGGAGCGCATTCATCCGGAGGTGCTATATCGATGCGAAGAACAAGTCCCGCATGGGGGAACCGTACTACGAAACGACAGTTCGTGATTACGAAGATGCCATGAAGTACATCGAGAGCTGGGTTCCTTAATGCTCGTATGACGGATACACCGGAACAAAAGCCTATATCAAGTATCTGAACGAAATGAGGAACGCGTGATGATCTACTGCAATTTATCTGATGGCAGCAGACAGACGAAGCTCGAGATCAAAGGAATGGGATCAGATATACGCGATGAGCTGACAGCAATCTTCACCGAGCTGGAGAAAACCGATGCGGGAGAGTCGCTGATCTACGCCGCATTAGTGCAGAGTGTGGATCCGGAATGGAAAGAGAAGTACGACAACGAGATCCGGCAGTTCCCGGATCCGAATAGGAGAAAAGCATGAACACAGAAATCACAGATAAAGACGCCAGGCTGATCATGGCAATGGCTATCATCATGATCCCGCTGGTCATTGATGCGACCATGCGGCTCGCAGAGCTGGGGAGGATGATCGGATGACTGAGAAATGGACCAAAGCCCGCTGCGAGCGGGAACTAAAGAACCCAGCGAACTGGGAAATCGATTTCGCAGAACGATATATCGTGGAGTCATCGTTTGAGTTCTACTCCCTGCGTTTCGTGAAATCCGTGATCAAGAGATCTAATTCTGACTGGTGCCGGAACAGCAGAGGAGCATACCTGCCCGTTGCAATGCATGGATATGAATACGATGAACGCGATCTCTTCGTTGTCATGCATGGCGAAGACGACACCACAGCACTGACAAGGATCGGAAAGGCAGACGCAGTGGAGATGATGATGGACGCTCTGAAGAAAGAAGGCTTATCTGTATGATATGGCATAAATGCAAGCCGGATAAATCGGGGCTCTATGCGGTAATCATTGACAACGACCGTCGCGCATATACCATGCTGCGGCAGAAGCGCAGTGTGCGGAAGGCACTGGGAATGGCAGATCAGCTGAACCTATTTGACCAGCTGGACCAGGAGGATCAGGGAGAAAAACGAGCATGACATACGTCAGAAGATACAGCTGCAAGACTCATTGTTACGAGAAGCCTGAAGAGCTTCCGAAGAACTGGCATACACCGCTGATTGCAGACAGCTTGAATGAGATCATCAACTGTGCATGCTGCGGCAAAGAGCTGAAATTCGGAAACTGTTTCACTTCAATGATCATCTGCGACATGAGCGGGGCATTTGGATTTCCGGTTTGTGAAGAATGCTACCAGAAAGAATGGAAAGACCGGAGAGATGCACAGATCTTCGAGAACACAGAGGATCAGAAACCGATTGAAGCCGATATGGTAAGTGAGCTGGTGGGCAAAGATGCTAACTGATTACAACCTGTTTGAGTATGCATTGGAACAGGATCAAGAAAAGAAGCATCCTGAATCAAATACAAGATCCATCATCTGGAAATGCAGGTCATGCGGATCTGAAACTACTGAACGGAACCTGGGCGTAAAGAGATACAGAAATCGTTTCAACGGAAGAGTTTATCGGGAGGCAGCGTGCCCGATCTGCGGGTCTATGGACGTTTATCCGACTAGGAGACATGAGAAATGATGGCTAGAGAAGAAACCTTGAACAGAATAGCAGGGAAGATCTATGAGCTCCTACGAAAGAATGAGGTCAGTGCAAATGAATTCAGTCATATTTTCCAAATTGTCAGAAAGGAAGTGATGAACAGTGCAAAGCTCAGAAATCACGCTTGATGATTGGAATGCTGCGCTAGATCGATGCATCCGGTTTGTGAATGAGAACAGATGCTTTGAGGAAGCATTTGACCGGCTGCCATGTTCTGAAACATATGTTCTGGAAAGCCTGATCAAGGAATTCCAGAATGGGAACCGCAGCCGGAAGCTATACGATCAGATGCTGAAGTACACGGCCAGGAAGGAAGACTGAAGAATGGGAGAGAATCGCAGATTTTACTGGATCAAGTTAAAATCAACATTCATGTCCAGCGATGCTGTTGATTTCCTGATGGGGCAGAAGAATGGATCACAGTATGTTGTTCTGTATCAGATGCTCTGCCTGATGACCATTCACAGCAACGGCAGGTTGGAACGTCAGCTTGGAGAAGTAATCATTCCATACGATGCCGAGAAAATTCAGAGAGACACGAAGTATTTCAGCCTTGATACCGTCAGAGTTGCACTTGAACTCTTCAAAAAGCTTGGTTTGATCTACCAAAATGAAGAAGATGGATGCTTATCAATTTCCGGATATGAAGAACTTGTTGGCAGTGAAACACAAAGCACAATTCGCTCTAGGAATTCAAGAGAGAAAACAAAGGCGTTGCAATGCAACGCTGAATGCAGCGCTGATGCAACAATATCGCATCAGATTTGCAACACAGATATAGAGATAGAGAAAGAGATAGATAAAGACTTAGAAAAAGAAAAAGATAAAAAAGAAAAAGCTTCGCCTGCTGAAGCAGTCGAGAGTGTTTCTCCTGAAGAAACACGAAGAACCACAGAGGCATCGGAGACGAGAGGACACAAAGATGGCTCTACTATCGACATTGAGCAGGCATTCGATACGTTCTGGCACGAATATCCGAGGCACGATTCCAGAAAAGCAGCGCTAACGGCATTCCGCCATGCGTGCACCAGCTCAAAGGTGCTTGGGGAAATCATGCGCGGCTTAAGGTTCCAGAACCGAACGAAATTTTCACGCACTGAAAAACAATTTGTTCCGTATGCATCAACCTGGCTACATCAGGAGCGATGGAAAGACCCTGTTGAAGATCCTGCGGCCAGAGCGGCACCAAAAGCGTGCATTGCAGAGGCAGATAGTCTTCAGAAAACAAAGATTGTGGACCAGCTTACCGGAGAGCTGATTGAAGTAACCACAGTGGGGCCGATGAAGTGATATGCCCATGCAGGTAAGCCAGGAGGCTTCGTTCAACCAGGCGTGGATCATCTCAACGATATTCCTGAGAAATGCGTATATTCCGAAACTCAGCATTCGCCCGGAGATGATGGATTATCCGTATAGCAAGTTCCTGCAGCTGTGCATCAAGTCCTACGAGCAGAAACAATACCTGGATCTGGACTATGTGCTGCAGAATCTGAATCCGCAGGAATCGTCAGATTTCCTTGGAGTACTCCAGGCATGCCCTAATGACGCGTATCCGGCATTCGTGCATTACGAGAAATCCGTCTATGAGAGCTACATCAAGCGGACGATCGACAAAGAGTGCGAGCGCTGGAAGAACGGTGAAATCTCGCTGGATGAATTCCGAAGAGAACTGGATCTGCCGGCTGCCTATGACACAGATGTTCTGAACTTCGATGACCTCAAGAACACGCTGACCACAGAGCAGAGAGCGCTGAAGCTAGTCGGATATACGAACATCCGGAACATGGCTAACCTGAAGGAAACAGATCTTCTGGTCATCGGAGCATGTACCGGCAAAGGAAAATCTGCCTTGGCTCTGAATCTGCTGGAAGATCTCAGCCGGAACTATCCATGCACGTACATCAACATGGAAATGGGCGTGGCAAGCGTTCATAAGCGGATGATCGCTATTCACACGGGTATTCCGATCGACGAGCTGGAACGGTTCAAATATCTTCCTCCAGTGAGGCAGGATGAGATCCTGAAGGCATCTAAGTTCATTAACGAGCGGCATATTACCCTGGTGAATTCCAGCCAGAATATCAATTCAATCCGGGAGATTATCTCTTCTCACAACAATGAGCATCATGTGATCTTCGTGGACCACATCGGACTGATCAGATCTCCTGGAAACAGTCTCTACGAGCGGATGACGTATACGGCCAAAGAGCTGAGAAAGATGAGCCTGGATTACAACGCGACGATCATCGCTCTATGCCAGCTGTCACGGCAGGCAGCACAGCAGAAGAAACCAGATCTGAACATGCTGCGGGATTCCGGAGAAATTGAGCAGTCCGCGACAAAGGTAATGCTGCTGTATTCGGAGGATACCGGATCAGGAGAGAAATACTACATCGACATCGCAAAGAACCGTGATGGACGGACCGGAACGATTCCGATCACATTCACGAAGAACAACCAGAAGATCATTGATGACTAAGCAGAAAGGAATGGTGAACATCATGAAAAAACAGAACAAACCAGCATGCATCTTCAAGAAAGCCAACAGAGGAGCGAAGGTATATCTTCCGAGAAGAGCAACTCCAGAATCTGCGGGGTACGACTTCTTCCTTTCGAGAAATCTGACAATCAAGGCAGGAGAAACGGCAACTCTGTCCACAGGCATCATTGCAGATCTCGCACCTGGATATGTGCTGATGCTGTTTCCGAGATCTTCTCTGGGAATCAAAGGACTTGAGATCACCAATACCGTCGGAATCATCGATGCAGATTTCAAGCTTCCGATCGCGGCTTTTCTGAGAAACAACGGAAACAACGATATCGTCCTGAAGCACAATGACAGATTCATGCAGGGAATCATTGTTCCGTATGGCATTGCCGGGAACGATAAACCGATTTCAGAGAAACGGACCGGAGGCATCGGGAGCACTGGAAGATAATGCCGAGACATTACAACACCTACGGACCTAACGCAAAGCATGGCCAGGAAGTCGTGCAACCGTTCAAATTCAACGATTGGCAGAAGATGGAGCAGATAAGCCTGATGGAGAAAGAAGCGGCTCCAGCAGGCTCTCTGGCCTATTATCGGGCATACAGAAGCTACATCCTTCTGCTGATCGGAGTAAATGTAGGCGCTCGAATCTCGGATCTGATCGAATTCACGCCTAGAACGTTTGCCGGAGGCAGATGTGAATTCCGGGCTCATAAGACCGGAAAGCTCGTTAGATATGAAATCGATCATGAGATCTATTCGGAGATCCAGAAATACGTGGATGAGTTCCATATCAGCATCAACACGTTTCTGTTCAGATCGACTTCCGGAAAAGAGATCATCAGTGACCGGATTTCCAGGCAGATGGCATGGAGAGAGATCCACAGGCTTGCAAAGCTGGCCAACGTGGAATACTGCGTCGGAACTCACAGCCTCAGAAAGAGCTATGCACGATGGCTGTATGATGCCGGAATGAATCTGTCAGATGTTGCAGCGCTTCTCCAGCACGAGGATCCAATGACTACGCTGAGGTACATCTGCATCGATTCCGAGTCCACAAAGGACAAGAGAGAGCACATCAGATTTGTTCCGAAATTCCGGCCCTAGTTAACATATCGATTTAAGTATAATGGCCGTTTCTGGAACGATACGATCAAAAATCGCCGTAAACCGCATCAGAGCATGCGATGCGGCACATCATACCCACCCGGAAACGCCTGGAAATCACGGTTAACATAGCCTATATTTCGTTAACTGGTCGCGAAAACATACATGCATGTGATTTTAGGAGGCTAAAATGACGAACTACGAGAGAATCATGAATGAAATGACACCGGAAATGTTTGTCGAAATCCTGGATGGAATGACAAACCCATGTCTCATGTGTTCATACCGGAAACAAGCGCACTGTCCGCGCCGCTGCCAGGAAGGTATCGAAAAATGGCTGAACCAGGAGACAGACAATGACTAAGGGAAAATGGATTTCAGCCAATGACCAGTGGCCAGACGATGATCGAGAGGTTCTTGCAGTAAGCGATGGGAGAGTGCTGATTGCCAATTATTTGGACGGATGGTTCAGATACATTGAAGATGAATGCGGCGATATGGTCCCTACTGATGACATTGATGTTTCTTACTGGATGGAATTGCCGAAACCGCCGGAGGAGGCAAAAGATGCTGTTGATTGACCCGAAAGAGACCGAGGTTGAATATGGAAAATGAAGCGAAAGACAGAATTCGTGTGTTAGAAATCAAAAATTCTGAGCTTTCCGAGAAACTTCGGATCGCTCAGGACATGAATCTCGAACTTTGGAAGCTGTACCAGAAATCATCTAAGCGGCTCCATGTGCTGGAGAGTTTATTGGAGGGCAATGAATGACGAACTACGAGAACATGATTCGTGATATGACACCAGAGAAATTGACAGAAATCTTGGACGGAGTTACAGACCCATGTCTCACGTGCGCATACCGGGAGAAAAAAGACTGTTTGTTCCGATGCATTGACGGTATCGAAACATGGCTGAAGGAGGAGGCAAAATATGAAGCTAATTAATCCGAATGATATCAGGTTTGCGATGGTTCCGATTGCCCCGTTTCTCGTAGGACATTCCGTACACTACGAGTGGGTGGCATTTCGGGATGAAGTAAATCAAATCCGGAGAATTGAAGCAGAACCGGTGAAGCATGCGCACTGGATAGAGCACAGAACCAGCAGCGGAAACGTGCATAATGTATGTTCGTGTTGTGGGAAAGAAGTGTCGTATCCGTATGCAAAAAAGAGGTGGAAATATTGCATAGAATGTGGCGCAAAGATGGATGAAGAAATAGAAGGAAAGAGGAAGAAATGAAAATGGATGATAGAGCACTTGAAATCGTAAGGAATTACATCATGGAGCATCTGGATAAGTCTGACCCGACGCCAGACTTTCAAGTATTTACCGTATGGAAGTGCAAAACTCTGCAGAACTGGAAGTACCTGCTTAGTTCAACTCTTTTTGATGGTATGTACTATGAACTGACATACAACGGTGATAAACGCGAGTGGTATCTTGATGCCTATAAGAAGTTCCAGAATGTGCTGGTGAAATAAGCAATGAATAAATATAACGACATTGAGATTCAGACAGCGCAGAACCTGCTGAAAGAAGGCTATAAGTGGATTACAAGAGAGAAAGACAGCAAGATTTGGGCATATAAAAATAAGCCACATAGAGATAAGGACCAACTTTATTGTGCATGGAATTACAACGGAGACTATTTTCAGATCTGTACAAAACATGTTCCTATTTTCCTAAATGTTACGTGTGCTGATAAAGAGCCTGTCAGCCTTGAGGACATCGTACATCCGCAGGTCCTTGATGATGCGGAAAAGCGGTATCTCAGTGCGGTCATTAGGCCGTTCAGAAAATCTGTTAATAGCATAAGAAAAGCANAAGTTTGCGGAGGCGATGAAGCTATCTGCATTGATACAGAAAAAAGGTATATGGTATTCCCACCGTTTGAAAAAGGAACCATGTACAAGGGAATGGAGGCAGGCAAGAGGTACACGCTTGAGGAGCTGGGGCTATGAGGGGGATTGATGACAATTGATGAGCTGGAAGAGCTGCGCTACCTGAATTCCGAGATCAGGGCTGTGCAGCAGGAAATCGAAGGCATGTACAACACCTACAGGTCCCCGGCATTTGAGAAGATCGGATCATCTCCACAGCTCGCTGGAGATCCGACTTCAGAAGCGGTGCAGAAGATCATGGCACTGCAGCAGAAGTACAACCGGATGCTGAACGACATGGCGGATCGGAGAGATCGTGTCAATGCCTGGCTGGTGTCTCTGGATACCGGCGAGATCAAGAGTATCATCCGGTGGCATTATCTTAACGGCAAGAGCTGGAAGCAGACATCAGGGCTGGTGTACGGCGCAAATAGCTATTACAACGCCAGGAAGGCGCTGATGCGGTGGTTTGGAAAGGAAAAATAGGGATTGACGGGAAAAGAAAATTTAGTAACCCGTATGCAATTTGTTTGAAAAGGCATTTCACTGGACGCTATAATTCAATAGGAGCAGGAGGGCGTCATGACAGAGCAGAATTATGAATACGTTAGATACGGCATGAAATACCCAAATCTAATGAATAAAAAAGTTCAATACATTGTTCCAAAGACTTCAACTGTCTATGAGGCTTGGAGAAGAACTGGAAAGAATTTGAAAGAAGCAATGGATGAATATGGCAAACAAGTCGAAGCATCCCGTAGTAAAGAACGATAACAATGTTCCAGAAAGTAATACGCAGGCAACTCTTGTTGCTCAGCAATACACAGGGCCAATTCCAATGGCTTCTGAACTCGAAAAATACGAACAAGTATTGCCTGGTGCCGCTGACAGAATTCTTAAAATGGCGGAAAAGAATAACGAGAATGAGATTGATTTGAGAAATAAAACGTTGAAGTACCAGGCAAGAGATACACTGCTTGGAACAATATTTACTTTCTTTACTGTTTTCGCATTCCTTGCGGTTGGTGTGTACCTTGTATCAATAGGTAAAAACGTTTCCAGTTTAGGAGAATGGGTTTCTCTTATTGCAGGTGCTGGAACTATTGCATCCAGTTTTCTTGAAATACACAGATTTCTTTTTCCAAAGAAAGACAAAAGCGATAGTGAATGAAAAAGCGGTTGGCTATTTGCCTTCCGCTTTTCTGATGGTCTCTTCCATTGCTGCCCTGATCACTTCAGACTGTGAGACACCGAGCTTCTTACAGGCTGCTTTGAATTCATCGACGAACTCTGTCTTGTAGGATCCTCCTACCTGTTTCATGTTTTGCTTCTTCCAGTCGTTCTGATACTTGATCTGGTTAAACTCTCCGGATGCTTTTCTTGACATTTTACTTCTTCCTAACGGAACTAATAAGACTTATTACGGCAAGAACTAGCGCAGTAATTGAGATGATAAGCGTGATCCAGTTAATTGTGTTCATTGAATTATTCCTCCTTCACTGATAATATGTAAATGCATTCGAAGCAGAGGAGCTTTCGCTCCTCATGCTGGTTAGCTCTTCTTAGATGATTTCAGCAGAACTATCGCTGTGGCTAGCTGGATAATTGCTGTGGTCATCTCAAGCAGGGCTTTTAATATGTTCGGGTCCATTGCTTGCGTTCCTCCTTTCTTTACATTGATATTATAGCATACTCACTATAATATGCAATAGATTTCCGCATATTTATGCGGTTTTCTGTGCTTTCTTTAATCTCGTCCAAATTGTCCAAATTGGTTCTGCTATATTGATATCGTGAAGAACGGCGGTCAGAAAGATGGCTGCCGTTTTTCTATGAGACCGGGTCCTCCTTCTTCTTAATTGCCAAAATGCCGCTGGCTGGCATCTGTTCATATTCCCGGTCTCTTTCTTTCGGAGAAAACTATGGACGACATCGACAGAGATCATGATCTATCACACATGACACGAGCTCAATACCTGGAAGAGATCAGGCATATTCAGCAGCTTGCTACATGTCCGTGTACAGAGTGCGAGAGCCGGTGCTGGTCCACGGATGAGATAACTGACTGCGATCTTTACCGCCGATGGTGGGACAAGCAGAATGGGATTATACGGTAATGGGACAGGGTAAGTACAAGCGAAATCGTCCTGATAAAGACGGGCACTTCCGTGCAGCATTTGACAAGAACAAGAAGATAATCTATGCGACGCAGACAGTATGTGCGATCTGTGGAAAGCCCGTCGATTTCTCACTGAAGTTTCCGGATCCAATGTCACCGACGATTGACCACATCATCCCGATTGCAAAAGGCGGACATCCTTCTGATCTTGCAAACATGCAGCTTGCCCATCTTGCCTGCAACCGAGCAAAATCAGACAAAGTGATTAACAAGAAGTATATCCCCGAGCAAACCCCGGATAACCGGGTGTTGCCACAATCGATGAATTGGGCACAATACAGATCTTCCTGATCTTGCTATTGAACAGGGGCGGGAGGGACCCCTGCCCCAGGGGTGGCTCGCAACAGCGCCCGATAACTGCGAATATTTCTCGCTGAGTTTTCATTCATTTACATTTTCGTTTTTCTGGCCGCTGTTTGGCGGCCTTTTTGCTGGAGGTAATAGCTGATGGATAAACAGTATAAAGGGATCGCTTATCTGCGCAGAAAGCTGTCAGTAAAGCGTGGGCGTGTACTGATCAGGTACAAGTACTATGAGATGAAAGACAGCCACCAGCCGCGCAATCTGATGGTTCCTCCGGCACTGAGAAACAAATTCAGATTTGTTTCCGGCTGGTGTGCGAAGTCGGTTGATTCTCTTGCAGATCGGCTGCAGTTCAGAGGTTTTGACAATGATAACTTCGACATGGGGACAATCTTCCAGATGAATAATGCCGATGTTCTGTTTGATTCGGCAATTCTTGGAGCTCTGATTTCTTCATGCGATTTCATTTACATTTCTCAGGATGAATTCGGAAACCCTCGGCTGCAGGTCATCGATGGAGCTAATGCAACTGGCATTATCGATCCGATCACCAACATGCTGGAGGAAGGATATGCAGTTCTGCAGCGTGATCCGGATACCGATAAGCCGATCCTGGAAGCATACTTTGTGGCTGGCGAAACCGTGATCTATCAGAATGGGAGGAACCCTTATTCGGTAAGCAATCCAGCTCCATATCCTCTGCTGGTTCCGATTATTAACCGCCCTGATGCAAAGAGGCCATTCGGACATAGCCGTATCTCAAGAGCCTGCATGAGCTACCAGGACAACACAAAGGATGCACTGATGAATATGTGCATCTGTTCGGAAGTGAATTCATTCCCTCAGAAATATATCCTGGGCATGGATCCGGATGCGGAGCCAATGGATGGAGAGAAAGCGTCGATGACCAGATTCCTTCAGATCTATCGAAGTGATGATCCATCTGCTCCGAACCCTTCCATCGGTCAGTTTGCTCAGGCTCAGATGACTCCATACATTGATGAGATCAAAACCTATGCGTCTCTGTTTGCTGGAGAGACCGGATTAACGACTGATGATCTTGGATTTACAACTGTTAATCCTTCAAGCTACGACGCGATCAGAGCATCACATGAAAGTCTCAGACTTGCAGCAAGAAAAGCGCAGAGATCTCTTGGAATCGGATTTATCAATGCCGGATATCTTGCAGCATGCCTGAGAGATAACTATTCATACAAACGGAATCAGATCTATCAGACAAAGCCATTGTGGGAACCTATCTTTGAACCGGATGCATCCGCTATCGGTCTGATCGGAGACGCAGCAGCGAAGGTTAACCAGGCTGTTCCAGGATATTTCGGCAGCAAGAATCTCAGAAATCTGACAGGAATGGATGCGGATAGCAGCGGATCCGGCGGTAGCTTTTGATGGATGTTAAAGATATTCAGGAATCATACCGACGCAGGCTTCAGAATGACAGCCAGATCAATCAGATCCGTAAGAAGGTGGCAGATGGTGATCTGGCTGCTCTGCAGAAATACAGTACGCGTGCTGGCAAGCTTTCTGTTGACTTACTGCAAGAGAGTTTTTCCGATGGAGATCAGGATGATATCAGGCAGGCATTAGAGGCCGTATTTCAGGCAAACTACCAAGCTGTGGCAAATGCATCAAAGGCTGCACAGAAAGCCGCAAATCAAGCCGCTGGACTTGGAATCCAGGCATCTGTGAGTGACTACGAAGATATTGCAGATGACATTGCAAACAAACTGGCCGGATATGAGGATGTCAGAGAAGGACTGGATAAGGTTGCCAAGGATATTGTGCTGCAGTCTCAGAAATATGCTGATGACAGTGAAAGGAAAAGCGCTTCTTTTGCGAATGATTCCGGCTTGGAAGTTCTGGTAAGTCGTGAATATGACGATGTAGGAGTGCATACCACGGATAAAGGTGGCGGTCAGCCGTGCCAGTGGTGCCTGGATCGCTGCGGCACAGATGTCCCGTATCAGGAAGCCTATGACAGAGGCATGTTTGAGCGCCATCCGGGATGCGGGTGCATCATTACCTACAAGACCAAGAGAGGGGTTTTCCGGCAAGGTAAAGGAGACTGGGAGAATAATCAATGGGCGGAGGAATCGGATCGGAAGCGTGAAAAACTGATTTCAAGCGATGAAAAAAGTAACAGCCCTGAAGATATCAAGAAACAGCTTGAGTATCGGAAAGCATACAGCATTGCTGGTGATCTAGTTACTCAGGCGTCTCAGAAAGAAAAAATAGTTACAGAAGATCTGAAGCAGGCTGTTTCGCAAGGAACAGGACATCTGGAAGGATTGCAGTACAGACTAAAAGGTGAGGAATCATTAGCAAGAAAACTTGTAGATAAATCGGCATCAAAAGGAATATCTATTGAAGAGTATGCTGGTAAGGTAACAGATGTTTTGAGGTATACAAGTGTCTCAGATAAAGAATCATTAACGAATGATTTTTTCGTTACTGAAGATAATCTTGGGAAAAATGGTTATACTGTAATTGAAGTCACAAATACATTTGCCCTAAAGAATGTTCCATACAAAGGAATAAATACTCTCGTTAAGGACAAAGAAGGCTATGTGTTTGAACTTCAGTTCCATACTCCGCAAAGTTTAGAGGTAAAAGAGTCAAACCACAAGCTTTATGAAGAGGTTAGACTCGCAGAAACCTCAAAAGAAATGAATAAAAAACTAACTAACCAAATGATTGAAAATGCCTCGAGTATTGGCGTGCCTAATGAAATTGAGCGTATAAAGGATGTGGTCAGATGACAGATTATAACTATTGTTTAGCCTATGACGACGGTAATATTCTCATTAGATATGCTTATAATAAACCTATTCAGCGCTATGATAGGCTGAAAGAGAAATGGGTAACGGACTGGGATATGACAGGGATTTTTTCGGGTGATATTCCTTGCAAAATGTTGACTGAACAGGAGGTTAACAAGCAGATCAGAAATGAGCAATATTCTTGAGAAAGCAAAAGAAATTGCCAGAAAAGCTCATCTCGGGCAAAAAGACAAAGCGGGAGAAGATTATATTTATCATCCGCTTTGGGTGTCTGCGCATGTTGATGGAGAGAAAACAAAGACTGCTGCACTTCTGCATGATGTGCTTGAGGATACATCAGTAACATCTAAGGATCTTCTCAATCAGGGAATTCCAAGGGAAATTGTCAATTCGGTGATTGTGCTGACACGCAAATCAGGAGAAGACTATTTTGACTATATTAAGCGGGTAAAAAAAGATCCTGTAGCGAGACAAGTAAAAATTGCTGATCTGAAGCACAATATTGATCTAAGCAGGTTACCAAAAGTAACAGAAGAAGATATTAAGCGCAACAAGAAATATCGGAAAGCACTTGAATACTTGGAGAATTGAGCACCTTCGGGTGCTTTTTCTATGGAGGAAGTGATAATGTCAGATACAATTTATGTTCTGAAATTAGGTAATTATCTATTTGGCGGAAATGTTTTGCATGGAGAAAAGACTATTTCGACAGTAACGAATAATCTATTTGAAGCGGAATACGACCACGATAGAAAAGAAGTGGAAAGATGGCGTGAGAAATTCGGAGGAGAGATTCTTCAGGTGGAAATAAAAAGTCATACTATGCCTGCTTTTGAAGAAAACAAGATGAGAAAAGTATCTGGCTTAGAAGCGTTATATGAATTAGAAAAGCTCGCAAATCCGTTACAAGAATGGCTGAAGGCAAATTATGATCCAATGTGCGAGATTATCATTAGTGAAGAAGAAATAAAAGTCCTGTCGGAAGAAACAAGTATTCCGACAGAATCAAATTGCTAAAGAATTCTAATATGCGGGTATTTTCGGATAAAAGTATTAAAGTACTTTCCTTTGGAATTACTCCTCATGAGATTCAGGTAGATCAATTCAGGAACTCCTGCAAACTGATAAATATGATGATCGACAAATTCAATCTCAAGAATCATTTTTGGCTTATCATATCCAACAGATAGCAGATGTGAAGATCTTACTAATGTACGCTGCATTTTATTTCCTTTCTAGCCGCTGGAACGGCAAGAAAAGTATAGCATCCAGTTTCGGGATGCTTTTTTGATAGAGGAATATGAGAAAGATATTCAGACCGCCGAAGAAGAGTGACAACGGATAGGAGGAGTCATGGCTGAACCTAACAGAATAGGTCGCCAGACTCCTACACAATCCGTTGTTCTTCCATATACGAAAACGCACGGTGAAGAAGCAATAAAGCTATACGAGAAAACCAAGCGAACTGCTCAGGACTGGCAGAAGCTGCTGATCTATGACATCCTGTCATACAACGATGATGGTTTATGGGTACATACAAAATTCGGATATGAGGTATCACGTCGAAACGGAAAGAATGAAGTAATTGCAATCCGGGAGCTATATGGGCTGATCAATGGCGAGCATATGCTGCACACAGCCCACCGGACAATGACTTCAAATTCTGCATGGGTACGGCTGTGCCAGCTTCTTGAAGATGCAGGATACAAGGAAAAAGAAGACTACACTTCATACAAGCAGTATGGCCTTGAGCGTATCGAGATGGCAGATGGAAAAGGATCCATTGCTTTCCGAACCAGAACCTCGAAGGGAGGCCTTGGCGAGGGATTCGATCTGCTGGTCATCGATGAAGCACAGGAATACCAGGATGATCAGGAAACAACACTGAAGTATGTTGTCTCATCTTCCGCAAATCCGCAAACGCTGTTCTGCGGGACGCCGCCTACTCCGGTATCATCCGGAACAGTATTCATGCATCTGCGGGGAGACGTTCTATCCGGTAACACGTATAACACCGGGTGGGCTGAGTGGTCAGTAGATCAGCTGACGGACCCGAATGATAAAGATGCCTGGTACGAGACGAACCCATCACTGGGAACGATCCTGACCGAGAGAAAGATCCTGGATGAGATCCCTTCAGGGAAATCAAATGAAGATATTCTTGACTTCAATATTCAGCGTCTTGGCTACTGGACGACTCAGAACCTTCATTCTGAGATCAGTGAGAACCAGTGGGATGAGCTGAAGGCTGATAAGCTGCCAAAGCTGAAAGGGAAGCTGTACGTCGGGATCAAGTTCGGAGCTGACGGAAGAAATGCTTCCATGAGCATTGCAGTGAAGACTTCCTCCGATAAGATTTTTGTTGAATCCATAGACTGTCAGCCTAAGCGAAATGGAGACGGATGGATCCTGCGGTTCCTGAAAGAAGCAGATGTTGAGAATGTCGTGATTGACGGGGCTAATGGTCAGAAGATTCTTACCGATGAGATGAAAGACTTCGGAATCAGAAAGGCTCCGGTTATCCCGAAGGTTGGAGATATTATCGAGGCAAATTCATTGTTTCAGCAGATGCTGGACGAAAAGATGATCTCTCACATGGGACAGCGGTCTCTGAAACAGTCTGTCTGCAATGTGCAGCGCCGTGCGATTGGATCAAATGGAGGATTTGGATACAAGTCCATCAGAGAGAACGTAGATGTATCACTGATGGAATCAATGATTNTTGCGCTATGGTCCTGCAAGAAGACCAAGGAGCGCAGGAAACAGAAATTCGTCTATTAAAGCGGAGAAATCCGCTTTTTTAGATATTTACGCATACCATGCGGATTGAAATGGGGAAAGGAGACTTAAATATGGATTTCACACCGATTACAACACAGGAACAGTTTGAATCAGCAATCAAGGAAAGAATTAATCGCGAACGCGATACCGTCAGCAAAAAGTATGAGAGTTGGGTTTCTCCGGATGATCTGAAGAAGGTCAAAGATGACTATGCAAAACAGATCTCCGATTTGACGAAAGCAGCAGAAGATAACGCCAAGAAATACGCTGATTATGACAAGAAGATTGCTGAAAAGGATGCCAAGATCAAGGGTTACGAGTCCGCCTCGGTAAAAACGCGAATTGCCCATGAAACAGGCCTCCCGTATGAACTTGCAGGCAGGCTTTCCGGAGACGATGAAGATTCAATCCGGAAAGATGCTGAGAATCTGGTGAAGCTGATCGGCAAGCAGCCGCATGTCACTACGCCTATGGCGGAAGGCAATGACGACACAGGAAAAGAATCGAAGAACAGCGCATTGAAGGCGCTGGCGAAAGGATTGAGAGGAGAATAGTAAATTATGGGACTGATCACGACTGGAACAGATGTATTTCCGAAAGAGCTTGTAACTGATGTATTCAGCAAGGTGAATGGGCATTCGTCTCTGGCAAAGCTGTCTGCTCAGAAGCCAGTTCCGTTTGCAGGAACTACACAGTTCACATTTGCAATGGATGGAGAAGCATCCATCGTTGGAGAAGGCGCTAAGAAGCCTGCCGGAGATGCAAAGTTTACACCGGTAAGCATTACGCCGATCAAGTTTGTTTATCAGCATCGTCTTTCCGATGAATTCGTGAACATGGCTGAAGAACAGCAGCTTCCGTATCTTGAAGCATTTACGGATGGATTCTCGAAGAAGATGGCACGTGCTCTTGATATTGCGGCAATGCACGGTGTAAACCCGGCAACAGGTACTGCTGTTGATTCTCTGGCATCCAAGAATTTTGACATGGATGCAATCGGAAAGGTCGAAACAACTGCAGGTGCAGAGGATGATGACATTGATTCCGCTGTTCAGACAATCATTGGGGCAGGCGGAGCAGTTACAGGTCTGGCAATTGCGCCAGCATTCGGTGCTTCTCTGGGAAAGATCAAAGTGAACGGTGTTGCACAGTATCCGGAATTCCGATTCGGGCAGAATCCTGATGCGTTCTATGGAATGAATTCTGATGTGAATAACACGGTTTCTTTCGGTGCTTCTAAGGATCTGGTTATCCTCGGCGACTTCCAGAATGCATTCAAATGGGGTTATGCAGAATCTGTACCGTGTGAGATCATTCAGTATGGTGATCCGGATGGCCAGGGAGATCTGAAGCAGATGAACCAGATTGTGCTTCGTGCTGAGGCTTACATCGGCTGGGGCATTCTGGAGAATTCCTTCTTCAAGAAGATCGTTCAGAAGGCAGGCTGATGAAGTATAGGAACATCAAAAGCGGAAACGTGATTGATATTCCATCTGTGCTGATTGATAGAGATTGGGAGGCTGTTTCAGACAAGCAGCCTCTCATTTCTTCTAATGTTACAGAGAAGAAAAAGAAGGCGGTGAGATCAAATGGACGAAAGCTTCGCGGCAGTCGATGACCTGAGCATCATGTGGCGGAAGCTCACACTGGATGAGCAGGAAAAGTGTGCTGCCATCCTTCCGGTTATTTCCGATCAGCTCCGCTATGAGGCAAAGAAAGTCGGAAAAGATCTCGATCAGATGATTGAAGCCGGCGACATTCCGAAGAATGTAGTTAAATCTGTCACGGTTGATATTGCTTCCAGGTATATCGAGCAGAGCGCTTCTGACAAATCGACTCTGCTTAGCCAGGAATCTCAGTCAGCGCTTGGATACTCCTGGTCTGGAACATATACAAATACAGGCGGCGGCATCAGCATCATGAACAAGGATCTGAAGCGCCTCGGTCTGAATCGTCAGCGCTATGGGATGGTAGATATCTATGGGCTTGAAAGGGATAACAGTTAAACTGATCCAGCGTAAAGAGACAGGAAGGGATGAGTTCAACGCTCCGATCTATCAGGAACTGGAACCTGTTTCTGTTGATAATGTGCTGGTCGCTCCGCTGTCTTCTCAGGAGCTTCTTGAAACCGTGAACCTTTATGGGAAGAAAGCAGTCTATCAGATTGCAATTCCGAAAGGGGATGAGCATTCCTGGGAGGATGCAATTGTAGAATTCTTCGGAAAGAGATGGCATGTATTCACGCTTTCGCAGAAAGGTATCGATTCCCTCATTCCGTTAGCCTGGAATGATAAGTATCAGGTGGAAAGATATGAGTGATGATTTCAAGCTGGTGCTGAATAAGTCTGGAGTAAATAAGCTGCTGAAAGCTGCAGAAACCAGAGCGATGGTGCAGAACCTGGCAAATCAGAAAGTCGCTGCAATGGGAGACGGATACAAAGTGAACATCAACTATTCCAGCAAAGACGGTCGTGTGACCGCTTATGTCTATCCGGAGACGGATAAGGCAAAGCAGGATAATCTTGATAACAATACCGTCCTGAAGGGAGTAGGCGGATGATCGCTGAGACAAAGATCATAGAACTTCTTCTGAAAAGCGGAATCGATACATATATGGAGCGGCCGAAAGATGCTCCGGAGGAATACTGCATCGTTGAGCGGACAGGATCTTCAAGCTCAAATTATGTGACAACGGTGACGATTGCGGTTCAGTCGATTTCCGGGAGTCTCGCAAAAGCTGCAAAGCTGAATGAGAAAGTAAAGAAGATCCTGCTGACTGCAGATATTGAAGGAATATCTTCAATCAAGCTGATGAGTGATTACAACTTCACGAATACTGCAGCTAAACAGCATCGTTATCAGGCTGTTTATTCGGTTGTGACGAAAGAACTTTAATGGAGGAAAGCATTATGCCAAATAACACAGATTACGTAACTACAGGGAGACCTAAATCTACAGGTGCCATTTTTTATGCGCCGAAAGGTACAACTCTTCCAACGAGTGCAGATACAGAACTTGATAAGGCTTTTACATGCGTCGGATTGATTAGTGAAGACGGACTGAAGCGTTCTATCAAGCGCACGACAAAGGAAATCAAAGACTGGGGAGGCAATACAGTTAAGGTTGTTCAGACCGAAGTTAAAGAAACCTTTGCGTTTGCAATGATTGAGGCCTTGAATGCAGCAGTGCAGAAAGCAACCTATGGAAATGCCAGCGTCAGCGGAGATCTTGGTACTGGTCTTACTGTAAAACACGATTCCAGTGAACCTGATGAGTTTGCATGGGTAATTGATCAGGTCATGTCTAATGGAGATCTTTTCCGGATCGTTATCCCGAACGGAAAATCAACAGATCTTGACGATATTAATTTTAAGCCGGATGAGCCAATCGCCTATGGTGTAACTATTACGGCAGTAGCTGACGGAGATGGAACTACATCGAAAGACTATATCAAAGCAAAGGCTTCTGCCTGAGGAGTAACAGATGAAGGGCAAGACAAAAACCGGATTCGAGTGGAAAGTTAACGCCGAAGCAATTGATAACTGGGAACTTGTTGAAATTCTGACGGAGGCCGATAAAGGAAGCTCTTCGGCACTGATCCAAGGAATGAAGATGGTTCTTGGAGATGAAGGATACAGCGCATTGAAAGAGCATGTTCGTGGTCTTTCGAAGGATGGCATTGTGCACAGTACATCTATGTCTTCGGAGTTTCTTTCATTCCTCAATTCGATCAACGAAGAAAAAAACTGATTGCCCTTGCCGGGGCGCTGCATGACTATCATGATGAAATCGTGTGTGATCTTGCAGAGGCATATCATTTATATGACATGAAGGCACTGCGACCGTCTCAGATCGCAGTGCTTGTTTCCGGTTTAGGGGCAAATTCAAGAGTATCAAAGAAGCGCAATGGAATAGTTCATGAGTTACCTGATCAGTTGCTTGAAGCAATTTTAATCGACAAGCTGACAAATGTGATATGGCTTCTTGCGGATCATTCCGAAAGAGAATATCCACCGAGAATCACTGACTGGGTCTTCGGAAAAGACCAGCAGCAGGATAATGCTCAGAAAAACGTCAGATCATTCGATAGTCAGGAAGACTTTTTCAAAGCGCGCTATGGAGGTAACAAATGGCAGAAGGAATCGAACTAGCGACCGCTTATGTGCGAATCGTGCCTACAACGGAGAATATATCTGACAACCTTTCTTCTGCTCTTGGAGATCCGTCAAAAAAAGCCGGTGAAGATGCTGGAAAGAAAGCAGGAAGCGGGTTCTCCGATTCCTTCGGGAAAAACCTTTCTAATGTTGGAGATACATTTTCAAAGAAGGTTTCTGTCCCGTTAACAGCTGGGATAACTGCGGCAATGGCTTCCTGGTCTAAAGTAGACGCAGGACTTGATACAGTTGTTCAGAAAACAGGAGCAACTGGAGAAGCGCTGGAACAGATGCAGAAGTCTGTTCAGAACATTGCGACATCAATGCCGGTCACTTTCCAGGATGCAGGTACAGCCATCGGTGAGGTAAATACCAGATTCGGAGTGACAGGAGATCAGCTGGAACAGCTTTCCACTGACTTTCTGAAGTTTGCTCAGGTCAATAGCGTTGATGTTAACGGGTCAATTGATAACGTTCAGAAGACTCTGAGCGCTTTCGGCCTGACTGCGGATGACGCAGGAGCAATGCTCGACACGCTGAACAAGGTTGGCCAGGATACGGGCATCTCGATGGATACGCTTGAAGCTGATATGGTATCCAATGCGACTGCGCTGCAGAGCCTTGGGCTGAATGCTGCAGATTCTGCGCATCTCCTGGGCGAACTGGAAAAATCCGGTGCAGATGTGTCTACAGTCATGATGGGACTGAGCAGAGTCCAGGCAAATGCAATGTCTGACGGTGTTTCCATGCAGGAAGAGTTTGCAAAGGCAGTAGGAAGCTCTGATGAAGCTGTATCAATCTTCGGATCAAGAGCCGGTGCAAAGCTGTATGAGCTCTTCAGCAACGGGACGCTGAATGCAGATATGTTTACCACCTCTCAGTATTCACTTCAGGATGCATTGGGATCGACCGGAGATACCTTTGATGCGATGCAGGATCCTGCTGATCAGTGGCAGACGGTGCTGAACAATCTGATGGTTCTTGGGTATCAGTTCGGAGAAGCGGTAATGCCGACCATTACGGGCGTTGTTCAGACGGCTATTCCGATTATCCAGAAGTTTACTGATCTATGGTCTTCTCTGTCTCCGTCAACACAGGACCTGATTGTCAAAGCAGCTCTTGTAGCTGCAGCTGCAGGGCCTGTGATGTCAGTAGGCGGGAAGCTGATCAGTGGTACTTCTTCCCTGGTTTCTCACCTTGGAAGTTTTGCTTCTAGGGCAGGAGGTGCGACTTCGAAGCTAAGCAGTTTCGGATCCACAGCTGCATCTGCATCCGGAGGAGTCGGATCCGCGGCAACGTCATTCGGACAGTTAGCAGGTCAGGCGTTGTCTCTGGTTGCTCTGGGGGCAGGAATTGCGCTTGCAGGCGTTGGCATTAAACAGGTTGCATCTGCGGCTGTACAGGTAACACAGGCAGGTCCGGGAGCTGGCGCAGCGATGGCATTGATGATCGCTTCGATTGCTGGATTGGCAGCAGGAGCGGCAGCATTGGGACCTGCTTTGACAGCTGGGTCTGTTGGCTTTGTAGCATTTGGAGCGGCAGTCCTTGGGGTTGGAGCTGGAGTTGATCTTGCGGCAACTGGAATCGCAAAGCTTGCAGAGCAGCTGCCGACGGTTTCTGTCTATGGGACGACTTCGGCAACAGCTGTGCTGATGCTCTCTACTTCAATGACAGCATTCGGGGCAAGCTCAGCTATTGCGGCTGCAGGCGCGCTTGCTCTGGCAACTGGGTTTACCGGGATGTCTGGGAGCATGACACTTGTATCTACTGCAAGCCTTGCATTCAATCCGGCGATCAAGAAGATGACAGAGCACTTTGACAAGCTGATTCAGCAGTTTCCGAAGATCAAAACCGGAATCACGAACCTGAAGGCGGATCTTTCGACCATGAAAACATCCTTCAGCCAGGCAAATGATGAAATCTCGAAAACAATGGATACCATGAAGAAGAAGGTCATCGACAGCATCGATGAGATGGCAAAGAAATTCAAGAATACAAAATTTGAATTCAACCATCATATCGAGATGCCGCATTTCTCGATGAGCGGGAGCTTTAACGGAAAAACAGGGGAAGTTCCGTCTGTTTCTGTTTCCTGGTATCGAAAGGCAATGGAACAGCCATTTGTTTTGAATGGGGCAACAATATTCGGGGCTATCGGTGATCATCTGCTGGGAGGTGGAGAGGCAGGAAAAGAAGTCATTATGTCGGAATCGTATCTTCGCAATCTGCTCTCAAGCGAGAACGAATATACGGCCAGAGGAGATTTCAACCAGTCTATCACGATCAATGCTCCTACAGAGCTGGATCCTAGCGAGATTGCTCGGCAGACCAGGAATGCAACACGAGAGTACATTCTTGCAATGAAGGGGGTCTGACATGGGAAACAGAGTTATCACCTGTGAGAACCAGTTCAACATCAAAGGAATATTCAGTGAAAAATCCTTTCCTTTTCTGCTTTCGGATGCAGACGGGCTGTATCAGATGGCAGCATCCGTCAATCTGTCGTCCAATACGATGAATGACGGAGCTGTTTATCACAGTTCGGCGTTGAAGAAGCGAAATATCGTGCTGACATTGTCTGATGTAGGCGATCATACCGAACATCGGGCATTTCTGAATGAACTGTTTGTTCCGAAAAGTTCTGGAGTTCTCACACTGGATGAAGGGAGTGAGCATCGGAAGATTGAGTACTATGTCGAAAGCATGAAATCAACCGGACTTGATGCTTACAGGTCCTATACCATTTCGCTGATCTGCCCGGATCCGTATTTCTATGATCTGGAAGATTCTGAGGTAACCATGTCTTCGTTCCTGCCGTCGTTCTATTTCACGCACTACTTCAAATCAGCGAAAGAAGAGTTCGGATATCGCCAGAAAGAAAAGATCCAGACGATCTACAACGAAGTTGGTATTGGCGGTACCGGAATGAAGATCGAGATCACCTGCAATGGTGACGTGAAGAATCCATCTATCACTCGTGTGGAGTCCACGCAGAGCATTACCGTCGGTACTTCAAGCAAGCCGCTGAATCTGGTGGCTGGCGATCGAGTGATCATCACGACCTATGACGCTGATAAGCAGGTTTATCTGGTGCATGAAGGGATTACTACGAAGATCAATCAGTATCTGTCCGAGGATTCCTATTTCATTCAGCTGGAGAAAGGCACAAACAGCATCGGATACAGTGCTGCTGCAGGAGTAGACAACATGATTGTTAAGATCACATATAAGATCAGGTATGCAAGCGCATGAATCTGGAAATCAGAGTTTATACGGCAGATATGCAGTTTCAGGGACTCGTGGAAAACGAGTCCTCTTTTCAATGGACCAGGAAATACTTTGAACCCGGAAAGTTTGAGCTGCACTGCCCGATTACTGACAGCAATAAGGATCTGCTGAGACGGGGAAATCTGGTATGGAAGCGGGGAGCCGTGGAGGCGGGAGTGATTGAATCTCTGACCTATCACGAAGACGCCTCCAAGGCGGAAATCACTGCCAGCGGCAGATTCCTTTCGTCGTACATGAGCAGGAGATTGATTAGGCCCTTTTATCACATTGAAAATGGCCTGGTCGAGACTGCGATCAGAGCGATCTTCAGCAATGCTGCAGCGATTCCGTTAGTGGAGCTTGGACCAGTAAGAGGATATACAGAAAAGGTAACTTTTCAGGCAACCTATAAGAATCTGCTGACATATGTAGAAAAGCTGGCGAAATACAGCGAGACCGGTTTCCGGTTTCGCCCTGACTTCGTCAATAAGAAGATCATTTTCGAACTGTACCGAGGAGTTGACCACACTGCAGGTCAGAATACAAACCAGAGGATTATCTTCTCTGACTGGTATGGNAATCTATCCAAAACGGATTATTCCGAGAATGATCAGGCATACAAGAATGTATGCTATGTCGGCGGGCAGGGGGAAGGAACGGCCAGGACGTATGTCACTGCTGGAAATGATTCTCTGACTGGCCTGGATCGCAGAGAAGTGTTTCTTTCTGCATCAGATATTCAGAATGAGAATCTGACAGACGACCAGTACAAGGCTGCTCTGATCCAGCGCGGAACCGACGAACTGAAGAAAGACAACCTGGCAGTATCAGTCAGCAGTGAAGTGGATCCGAACGGAAATTTCAAATACGGATCTGACTATGACCTTGGAGATGTAGTTACAGTCAGGAAAGATTCGTTTGGAGTATCGAAGGATCTGAGGATTACAGAGATCAATGAAATCTATGAGAACGGGATCTATAAGATCACCCCGACCTTCGGATCGCCGCTTCCTGACAGCATTGACTGGTCTGACAAGTGAGGAATTGAAATGACATTGAAGATATCAGAAATGCAGCCGGACAATGTATTCGCTCAGCTGCAGAAAGGAATCAAATGCATCGCAATTGATTTCGAGCGAGGCGAATATATCGACCTGTCCGGGCAGAACGTTAGCAATATTCAGCGGCTTACGGAAAATGAGAACGTGAAATTCTTTACGGTAGAGAGGAGTGAAAGCTGATGGCGGATCAGTATGGGCTTTTCTGGAACTCGGTTAACAATGACCGAGGATATACCGCTGATTCATTTGCTGAATGGCTGAATCACTTCTTTACGACTGGGGTTTTCTCCGGGGAGCTGCAGGTAACTGCGGTTTCTGGCATGGATATAAAAGTAGCATCCGGATATGCGAATCTGAAAGGTAAGGTTCGCTTTTTTGATTCTGCTACAACATATACCCTTGCCACAGCTGGGGCAACCTATCCGCGAATAGATACGGTCGTTGTAGAGCGAAATGACACGGATCGGAAGATCTCTATTAAGGTTGTGACCGGTACGTATAACGGCAGTAATCCATCTCCTACGGCTCCGGTCAGATCTGCAGCAATATATCAGATCGTTCTTGCACAGATCTATGTTGCAGCAGGTGCCACCAAGATCACGCAGGCGAATATCACTGATACCCGAAGCAATACTTCTATCTGCGGAATTGTTACCGGGACAGTTAAGGAAATGGATTACAGCCAGTTTGCCTCACAGTTCAACGGGTATTATTCACAGTTCAAGGCGTCGAACAAGGCTGACTTTGATGCATGGTTCAATGCCATGAAGGGACAGCTGACAACCGATGCTGCAGGTAAGCTTCAGACAGAGGTTGATACGATTAACTCGAATGTCAGCAAGCTGCAGACATCTGTGAACTCGCTGAATTCCAAGATGGCCACAACGAAAAAGAACATCACGCTCAAGGCATCGAGCTGGTCGAGCGGAACATATACGATCAGCGACAGTTTGATCACTGCTGCAAGCTATCAGGAAATCATTCCTGCAGAATCGATCACAACTGATCAGATGAATGCACTTCAGAGGGCGTCTCTTGTACAGACTGCTCAAGCAGCTGGATCAATCACGATCAAAGCGTTCGGAACTGTTCCATCAATCGATATTCCGATCATCGTTATTTTCAGAGGAGAGAAATAAATGAAACTGATTGTAAACACGCATGAGTACGAGATCAATGAAGGATCTACCTTTTCCGCTATCGGCATGACTGCAAAGACTATGGCAGAGTTCGATGCTATCTATGCAGACTTGAAAGATTGCACGCATGTAAATCTTGATGGAACCGAGCATACCAATCTCGTTCCGGAATCTGTGATGATGAATTGCAAGCTGTCTGGGGAAATCACGATGACATTTGTTCTCCGTGAAAAGACGCATGATGAGCTTGTCCAGGATCAGATCAACGAGCTGCAGAACGCTCTTGCTGAACTGGCAGGAGGTGAGATCTGATGGGATACATCTATGCAAGAATCATCCGCCGTGGAGCAAAAACACTGGAGGACGTTCCTGAAAAGTACCAGGAAGCCACGAAGGCAGCGTATTTTGAATTGTTTGGGCTGGAGCTGGAATAATGGCCAACGTCATAAATTTCGGGGGGGGTATGAACCCTTACCCTGTAGGTAGTATTTATCTTTCAGTTACCGACACAGACCCTTCAGAATTGTTCGGCGGGACTTGGGAGAGGATCAAAGGAAGGTTCCTAATCGGCGCCGGTGAGAATGATGCAAATTCAAATAACGATTGGGGAGAATATGCTTCAGGAACTATTAACTGGCCGGCTGGTGAGACAGGCGGATCACCGTGGCATCAGCTCACTCAGGCAGAGCTTCCTCAAGGTGTTGCTCTCACTAAGGAGCTATCGGCTGGAGATTGGAGCCTCGGAGTATGGAATGGTGACGATGCAAAAAGCGGTGGATATGGAGCCTATTTGCAGGGTCAATACAATTCTCCGAGCGGAGGGAATGCAGTGAATAAAATACCGCCATATCTGGCGGTTTACATGTGGAAACGAACAGCATAGGAGGATCAATGTCAACAATCATCAAAACCGGAGGCGGAGTCCCGGTTCAGGACTATGAGGCGCTGCAGGCGCAGCTTAACAGTCTGCAGAACCAATACAACAGTTTGCAGAGCGAACATAATACATTGGTTGGTGATTATGCCTATTACAGGCAGACGCATGCGCACACAAACGAAGAATACGAAGCACATGACATTGTTCGCAGCAAGACTATTGGAATTTGGTGCAGGTGGTATGGTGGAGAAAAAGGCCATCAGTTAATTGTTGATGGAAACGAAATTGGATATACAGGACAAAATGGGGATAGCAGCCGTACGGTATATTACACAGTTACAATTTAAAAGGAGGAAACCAATGCCAACAATAATTCGGTGCGGGGGGGGGTATCCCCGTGAGTGACTACGAATCTTTACAGAATGAATTCAACAATTACAAATCCAGTCATGCTCATACCAACGATGAATACAACAGCTACGGGTCAGAGCAGTACACGGCGGGAGCAAATGAAGAAAAAGTTCATTATAAAGGTATATACGTTTCTCAGGGTTATCATTATAAAAGTTATTATTCTTCAGTTCTGGATTCTGGGCACTCTTCTGCGACCATCGCTTATGCAGTCAGGAGTGGTACGGGAACAGGCACAGCTGAACTTCAGGGATCCACCGATGGCTCTACATGGAAAAATCTTGAAACCTGCTCTGGTGACAATGCGATCTATGGAATAAAAACATATAGCTATAGATATTATCGGGTTTCCTTTCAAGACTGGTACGACGGAAGCAAAAGCGGTGCAGTAATAGCCACAGTTTCCGGGAACTAAATGGAGGATTCATGACAGACAGCCAGGAGTTTGCGTATCTAATTGCATTATAAACTCACTAGACAGTGAGCTTTTTATTATGGAGGTAGAAAATGACACCAGCAGAATTTCATTCCCGGTATCAGGGCTGGGGGGAAGATATCGATGGCGTGGCAGGAGTTCAGTGCGTTGATCTGGCAAAAGAGTTTTTCCGGATAGTAGGAGTCCCGAACTACTCCGAACCGATCGGTGGCGATGGCTACGCTGACAACATCTGGTACAACCGCCAGAAATGGGCAAAGTGGTTTGACTTTATCAAGCCTGGCCATTTCCAGGACGGGGACATGGTACTATTCCCTCACGCAAAGCGAGGGGGCAAGACACACAAGAGTAGTCACGTCTGCTTTTTTTATTCCCCGGATATCGAGTTCGGTACTAACCAGAGCATATCCAGGAGAGCATGCGACAAGAGAACAAACTATTCCGATGCACTAGGTGCGTTACGGTGGAAAGGATGGGAGAAAATGGAACTGAAAGACGGATACCAGGAGATTACGATCTCCGGTGTCAAAGTCACGGCATACAAATCAGATAAGAAGGTCGGGCTGATCAATGCTGGCGGTCTGAAGCGATTGGATCAGATCGACATGGACGGCATCTTGATCTATGAGAGATCCGGCAACGATCTATTTGACGCTGCAGGTACAGTCTACGGACCACGGATCTGCCTGAATGGCAAGGTTGATGAACCGGAAGACAGCAAGAACTATCTATATTACGCGATCCTGAAAGACGGATCGCTTTCTTTTGGAGACTGGGATGGCAAGTACAAAGACCCGGCAGCATATCAGTGCATGTTCAGCCCGAAGGCAATCTACGCGGTCGGAAAGACTCCGAAGTACGCCCCGCAGTATGGAATCCGCGCACTAAGCGAATCAGTATGGCAGGCCTACGTTGCGCACCTGGCAGATGGATCATTTGTTAAGGGAGTCTCCAAAGGGCCGCTGAAAGCCGCTGCTCTCTGGGCGGGACTGCAGGCATACGGAGCAGACAGCCTGGCCATCATGGATGGAGGGTCCGGAGGGATCGGATCAGCACAGCAGAGATACTGGGATGGATCGAAAGCGGTAGACGCACAGACATCAGGAAGAGCTGTTGGGGATATCATCGTGTTCTATGAGCCTGCATCTGAGACCGAGAAACCAGATGATTCGAGCGAATCTGCGAAGGACGACTATCAGTCCATGTACCAGGAAAAATGCGCAGAACTAGCCACTCTGCAGGCAAAATACGAAGCCCTGCAGCAGACCAATCAGGAGAATCTGCAGACCGCAACCGATTTGAAGAAGAAATACGAGGAAGCGATCAATGAAGCCCTCGACATTCTCAAGGGCGTAACAGCTGGATGAGGATTTTAGGCGAGGATCCAGAACTGCGGCAGCAGCTGATGGGAGTGCTCATGGTAGCCGCCGCTGCGCCCGGATTCTGGGAATTTATCCGCTGGGTGTGCTCTGCTGCATATACTGCGCTGACCGGTAAACGACAGATCACGAACAAAGACCTGTCTGATCGGATGGATCAAGCGGATCGGCGAAGCGCCAAAATGCAGGACGACATCACAGCGATGGCGGAAGCGTTCAGGGCACACCATGACGAAAACCTGGAAGAGCGTGCAAAAAACAATAGATCTAAGATCCTCCGCTTTGACGATGAGCTCCGTATAGGCATCCGGCACAGTTATGAATATTTCGAGGACATCTTACGTACAGTCAAAGAGTACGAAGATTATTGTGAAGCGCATCCGAAGTTCAAGAACCGCCAGGCTGAATCCGCAATCAGTCACATTCAAAGCGCCTACGACAAAGCGCACGAAGAGAACTCGTTCATTTAAGGAGGAGACAATGAAACTACCGAATAATGTTTATGACGTATTGAAATGGGCTTGCCTGATCGCAGTGCCAGCAGTCATCACGCTGATCAGCACGCTGGGAACGATCTACGGCCATGACACGACTATCATCACTGCTACCATCGGAGCCGTGGCCACATTCGTTGGCGCTCTGATCGGTATCAGCAACAGCAATTTCTACAACGATAGCAGCGACTCTGGCGACGAAAACTGAAAGGGGGCGATCACATGTTCCGTGTAACTACGCCGGAAATCACGATTGCTCTGAAAAACTCTGACATTGATCTGTCTGCCGCGCAGCAGATTGAAGTGACGATCAAGCAGCGGAATCTGACCATTACCAAGATCAAGGAAAATCTATCTGTGAACAGCGAGCTAAGAACGGTATCGTTCACGCTGACTCAGGAGGAGACACAGAAGCTCTCTGTCGGTACTGCCAGCATTCAGATGCGAGTGAAAACGGAAGGCGGACAGGTTCTGACGCACATGCCGATCCCGTGCGAGGTGAACCAGTCACTGAGTGAGGCAATCCTATGACAGACAATGTGCTGGATGTGACGCTGGAAGAGGGCGGAGGAACACTCTCTGTTTCGCTGGAAGAAGGCGGTGGAACCAAGGATTACAGGTACCTCGCCAACAAGCCTATGATCAACTCCGTCGAGCTGATCGGAGATAAGACGGCGGAAGATCTGATGCTCCAGGGCACAATGGAAGCAATCGCAGAACACGACATTGACATTTTAATGTATGGAGGGAATTAACATAAAATTATGGCTGCTAAAAAGTATTTGGACGACACAACCCTATCGTATTTCTGGGGACGTCTGAAAACGTATTTCGTGCATCAGGAAACAGGCAAGGGTCTGTCTGCAAACGATCTGACCGATGCCCTGAAGAAGAGCTATGACGGAGCTGTTACAAACGTCAACAACCTGGTCTCTGGTGGAGCAGAGGCAAACAAAATCAACACGATTGCAGTAAACGGTACGGTCGTGAACCCTGACACCAGCAAGAAGGTATCCATCACGGTTCCGACGAACGTATCTCAGCTGTCGAATGATAGCTCATACCAGACGGCATCCCAGGTGTCTACGGCCATCGCAACAGCGGTCGGGAAAATCACTGGGATCTCATTCAGTATCGTTGAGTCACTGCCTACAACGGGGCAGAATGGCGTAATCTACCTGATTTCACATTCTCACTCCGACTCTGGCGACTCCTACGATGAGTACGCATGGATCGCGAGCGCATCGAAATACGAGAAATTGGGCAACACCGATGTGGATCTGAGCGGGTATCTGAAGATTTCGGACATGTCTGCAATTACGACTGCAGAAATTGACGCGATGATCGGATGATGGGTGTGAGCTATGGCTAACACCTTTTTAAATAAAGACGGTCTGTCTCACCTGGTCAGTAAGCTCAAGACCTATATCGCAAGCCAGATTTCAGCCCATACGTCCAACAAGAGCAATCCGCATGGGGTGACGAAATCGCAGGTAGGCCTGGGAAGTGTTACGAACATTGACCAGTCCAAGGCAATCAAGAGCATTACCAGGAGCGGGACTACGTTCACAGCCACGGCGCTGGATGGAACCCAAACCACATTCGACCAGCAGGACAGCAACACAACATACGGGAACATGAAAGGTGCTTCTACTAGTGCCGCGGGATCAGCAGGACTTGCGCCTGCTCCTGCTGCCGGTGCTGCTAATAGATATCTCCGCAGCGACGGCACCTGGGCTGTACCGCCGGATAGCAACACAACATACGGAGTAGCATCATCCAGTTCTAACGGACTAATGAGTGCAGGTGATAAAGCGAAACTGGATGGGATTGCTGCAGGAGCTAACAAGTACACTCATCCTGCATACACTGCTAAATCGAGTGGTCTGTACAAAGTAACCGTCGATGGAACTGGGCATGTAAGTGCTGCAACAGCTGTAACAAAGGCTGATATTACTGCATTGGGTATTCCAGGACAGGATACTAATACTACGTACTCTGACGCGACGACAAGCGCGCACGGTCTGATGACTGCGGCTGATAAATCAAAACTTAACGGAATAGCGAGCGGAGCAACAAAAAATATCTCGACTGTCAAATCCTTCACACTTTCTGCCTCCAGCTGGTCTTCCGGAGCTTACACCATATCCGACAGTCTGATCACGGCATCCAGTAACCAGGAAGTCCTTCCGGCCACCACCATCACAGCAGCACAGTACAATGCACTAAGTAAAGCGCAGATCATCGATGGCGGGCAGTCAGCAGGTAAGTTGACATTGAAAGCCCTGGGTACTGTTCCGACGATTGATATCCCGATAAGGGTTATTTTCAGAGGCACAATCTGAGAGGGGGTGATCCATAATCTATGGACGTTTTCATCTATGAAGACGGTCCATTTGAGCATCACTGCCCCGACGTACCGGAGAAAGACCGGGACCGGGCCGTCACGCCCGATCGTGACAATCGTAACTATTTGTGTGAACAAAGCATTCGACATCTAATTAATTCGGACAGCCGCTCGGATATCTCTGAGCGGTTTTTTTATTTTGGACGCGTAAAGGTGGCTAAAAGTTGA